AACGCTTCACGAAGCCAGCCGAAGAAGAGCGGGCCATCTCGTTCCAGTCGTTGTTCGCGCTTGGTGATGGCTACACGTTCACGACTAACTCGGGCACGTACGTCACCCAAGACGACTCGCTCAAAATCGGCACCGTGTACGCATGTGTGCGTCTGATTGCTGACACGATTGCCAGCCTGCCGGTGGATTCGTACATCCGTCAGGATGGGGTGCGGTTGCAGTACCGACCGCGACCTGTGTGGCTTGACTCGCCTGACATCGGTGTCACGAAGGATGACCACTTCCAGCAGGTTCTTGTTTCGTTGCTGTTGAACGGCAACTCGTTCACTCGCATCATCCGCGACGAAGAAGGCGAAGTGCTCGCCCTGTCGGTGTTGAATCCTCAGTTCACCGAGATTCGTCGTGATGCGAACGGTCGCTTGTTCTACGTCTATTCGGCACGCGACCGCATTGAAGACGTCGACATGATCCACGTCAAAGACTTGTGCCTGCCCGGTGAGTTGCGTGGCAAGTCCCGCATCGACCTCGTCAAAGAGAACCTCGGTCTTGCACGCGCACTTGAAGAGTTCGCTGCCAGGTTCTTCGGTCAAGGTTCGCAGACTTCTGGCATTATCCAGTTCCCTGGCAACTTGTCGCGTGAGCAAGCCAAGAACTTGGTTGACGCATTCGAAGATGGCCACAAAGGGTTGCGTCGTTCGCATCGCCCAGGCATCTTGTTTGGTGGAGCCACGTTTGAAAAGACTGGTGTGAATCCGAACGAGTCGCAGTTCATTGAGTCCAGACAGTTCGCCGTTGAGGAGATTGCTCGAATCTTCCGTGTGCCACCGTCAATGATTGGTGTGACCACACCGGGCGCACAATCGTATGCGTCGGTGGAAGCGAACCAGTTGCACTTCTTGCAACATTCGTTGGCCCCGTACTTGTCGAAGATTGAATCCGAATACAGCGTCTTGTTGGCTGGTCGTGCGTTCATCAGGTTCACGGTTGCAGGTTTGTTGCGTGGAGACATTGCTGCCCGCAACGCTTCGTATGCGCAAGGGTTGAACAACGGCTACATGTCGGTCAACGATGTGCGTCGTCTTGAAGACATGTCACCGATTACAGGTGGCGACATCTACCGTGTGCCGTTGACGAACATTGACATCAACGCAGCGAACCTTGCCGACATGGATCGCAAGTCTGCAATCGTGCAACGACTCATCGCATCAGGGTTCCAACCTGCCTCGGTGTTGAAGGCTCTTGACATGCCAGAGATTGAACACACGGGTGTGCCAACCTCAGCGTTGCAACCAGTTGCTTCCATCAACCCAATCGCCCCGGCAACGGTCTACGACGCTGGCACTCGTGAACTGAATCTGAACATGCCTGAACAAATCTTTCATGTGTCCACACCGAACGTGCATGTCGATGCACCAATCGTGAACGTGCCAGAGACCATCGTGAATGTGAAGATGCCTGAGCAGCGCACCGTTGTGCGTACCGTTGAGCGTGACGCTGATGGTCGAATCCTGCACATCACCGAAAGACTTGACGACTAATGGCAACCGGCATCAGTTCCTATCTTGCGAACCAATGGCTTGATGCGTTGGGCAACAATGACACTTTCGCTGTGGCAGCCGTGTATGTAAAACTTCATGTCGGTGACCCAGGCGCAGCAGCGACAGCGAACGCAGCAACAGAGACGACCCGCAAGGAAGCGTCGTTCTCCGCAGCGTCATCGGGCACGCTCACATCTGATGCCGCACTTACCTGGACGAACATCGCCGGTTCGCAAGACGCAACCCACTTCTCAGCATGGGACAACATCTCGGCAGGGAACTTCTTGTTCTCAGGAACCGTCACCGCCAACGCCTACACCGCAGGCGACACGTTCACGATTTCGTCGGCAGCCTTGACCGTCTCTTTGACCGTCGCCTCCTAAGTAGGCAACCGTGACAACACGGTTCATTCTCAACACCTCGCAACTCGACGACGCTGACGTCGGCCTTGACGGCCCGTCACCAGCGTTCATTCTTGACACGTCGCTGCTCGATGGCAACGGCAAGTTGGATGGTGTCACGTTCACGACCACAGCCACGGCTGCTGGTGCCCTGGGTGGTTTGACGGCAACGGCAACTGGCACGGTCATCCCGGTGGTGACTGGTACGGCGCAAGCGTTGCTGGGTGAGTTGTTCGCCGAGGTCAGCGAGGTCAGCATCACGGTGGACGCAGATGCGTCTGCCAGCCTCGGAGCGGCGACTTCAAGCGCAACTGGCACGGTGACACACCCTGCTTCTGCGCAGTCGTCTCTGGGCGGTTTGACGGCTACGGCCACCGGGTCGGTGACACCGTTCGGCACGTTGACCGCCGAACTCGGTCCGATGGTTGCTACTGCGGTGGGAACGATTACTCCGCAACCTCAACCTGATGCGGGTGGCGGTGGCGAACCGTACCGATACCCACGACCGAAGAAGAAAAAGATTGAAGAAGTTGTCATCGTCGAGGACATCATCGTTGAGGTTGTGCCGAATGTGGTGGAGGCGTACCTTGCCCCAATCTTCGTCGGACTGTCGGCGTCGGCTGTGGGGTCTATCACATTCTCTGCCGAGGATGACGACTTGCAAGTAATGTTGATGCTCTGATGCCTTATTTCGTGGATGACTCCGCAGCCGGGTGCAACGGCTTTGCAACCGTGAAAGAAGATGGCGAAGTCATCGGCTGTCACGAAACCAAAGAAGCTGCCATCGCCCACATGGTTGCGGTGTCTCTTGCCGAAGACTTGCAACCCGGTGGCGATTACGACGAGCGCGTGTCACCGAACCTGCCTGCTGCGTATCGGCCTGCGTCATCTCCTGACGTGCCAGCGAATCACAACTGTGGCAACTGCGGCTACTACAAAAACTTCTACTGCAAAAGGTGGGATGCGTTGGTCGCACCCGCGTACTACTGCGCAGCATGGGAACCAGTCGAAGGGATACCGAACGACAACCCAGGACAAACGATTCAGACTGGCAACATCAGCGGTGAAGACGCCTACTACTCGGCACCGTTCATCAACATCTTCCGTCAACTCACCTTCGATGTGCCCGTCTACATTCGCAGCAACGCCCGCAAAGGTTTGGACTATTACGGCAAAGGGTTGGCTGGTGACGGCCTGACCGACAAGACCGTGCGTGAAGCACGCGACCTGGCAGCAGGTCGGTTGAGTGAAGACAAAGCGGTGCGGGCCGCAGCATGGGGTCAACGCCACATGGTTGATTTGGATGCAGTCCAAAACAGCAATCCGAACAACGAACAGTTCCCTGGGCCTGGTGCCGTTGCGTTCTACCTGTGGGGCATGGACCCAACGAACCCGCAACCTGCGTTGCAATACTTCGAGCGGCAAGCCGAGCGGGTCAAAGACGAACGGGCTGGGCACATGGAATCAAAACCTGCACCAGCCAAAGACCAAATCCAAGGTTCGAAGAAGAACCCTGAAGGTTCAGCCGGTAAGGCTGCCGGGTCGGGAACGATTGAGTTGACCGAAGCAATCGAGACAGGTTTGAAGAACAAGGTGACTGAGCACAACGACTCGTTGGATGCAGGTGATCCGACTTGGAAGCGGGCAACTCCTGGGATGTTGCGTGCCGTGTATCGTCGCGGGTCGGGTGCGTACTCGACGTCGCATCGTCCTGGCATTAGCAGAGCAGCGTGGTCTATGGCAAGGGTGAACGCTTTCTTGGTACTCTTGAAGCGTGGCAGACCTGCGAATGCTGCGTACATCACAGACAATGACCTCCTTCCAAAAGGCCACCCACGATCTTCGAGGAAATGATGACCGATAAAGTTGAGACACGCAGAGTTCAGTTCAGCGAGTTTGAGATTCGTTCCACCGTTGACGACGACAACGAATACATGTCGTTCCGTGGATACGCTGCCGTGTTCAACTCGCCGTCGCAGCCGTTGCCGTTCACCGAGATGGTGATGCCTGGCGCATTCAAGAAGTCTTTGAACTCACGCAACAACGTGCGCATGTATCTGAACCATGACTCGAACATGTTGCTCGGTACGACTCGTGCCGGGACGCTACGCCTGGAAGAAGATTCCAAAGGGTTGTTGGTTGATGCCGACTTGCCACCAACGACGGTCGGCCGTGACTTGTCAATCTTGATGCAACGTGGCGATGTGGACTCCATGTCGTTCGGCTTCTCGGTGCCTCGTGGCGGCGACAAGTATTCCGACGATGGCAACACCCGCGAACTGAAAGAAGTTCGCCTCTACGAAGTTTCGGTTGTGACTGGCTTCCCTGCCTACGAAGCCACAACCGCCAGCGTGCGCAGCTTGGACATCCTTGCCGAACGCACCCAGGTTGACCCAGACAAACTTGCTGCTGCGATCACGGTCCTTGAAGCCGGGTCGGAGTTGAACGATGAGCAGGCTGGGTTGTTGAGCGAAGTTGTCGGCAAGTTGCGCAAGCAACCTGAGCCGACTTCAACACCGTCACGTATTGGCATCATGGCCAAACAACTTGACCTGCTGAAGACCATCGCCTAGTATTCTTCACACAGTCGTGTGCGGAGCCGCTACGACTACCAGTTGAGGTGCCTCGCTGGATGAGATACAAACCCTTGCGTATCACGAATACCTAACGTCTGAAAGGACACCCAATGTCAAACGATTACATTCAACGACAAGTCGAGCAGCGTCAGCGTGCTTGGGATGCAGCGAAAGCTCTTCTTGACACAGCGGCCGCCGAGAAGCGCGACCTCACCTCTGAAGAAGAGGCGTCATACAGCAAGATGAACGAAGAGCTCAACGACCGTGCGGCACGCATCGAAGCCTTGAAGGCTGATGTTGTCCGTGAAGCCAAGATTGAAGTCGCCACCCGCGACCTCGTCGGCCAGGTTCGTACGGAAAAGGCACAGACTTTTGATTCGGATGTCATCCGTTCAATGGCCCGTGGCGAAACCCGTGGACACACGTTTGAACAGCGCGACGTCGTCAAGACTTCGACTGGTGCACCAGTGCCAACGTCGTTCTACAACCAAGTGATTGAGCAGGCCCGACTCGTCGGTCCAATGCTTGAGACCTCAACAACCCTCCGTACGGCTGGTGGCGAAAACCTCCAGATCCCATCGCAGGCTGGTTGGTCAACGGCAGCAATCACCGGTGAAGGCACAGCCATCGCTGAGAGTGATCCCACATTTTCGAGTTTTATTACGCTCTCCGCGTACAAATACTCGTTCCTGGTGCAACTGTCGCGTGAACTCATCGAGGACTCGGGCGTGGACATCCTCGCCTTCCTCGCAACCCAGACCGGTAACGCTCTCGGCTTCAAGGTCAACAACGACCTGACAGTCGGCACGGGTTCAGCTCAGCCAAACGGCATCGTGACCGCAGCCTCCTCGGCTGTAACCGGTACCGCCTCTGGCCCAACCTTCACCGCAGACAACCTCATCGACTTGGCATACAGCCTTGACGGTGCAGCACGTCGTCTGCCTGGCGTCGGCTGGATGATGAACACATCCTCATTGGGTGCGGTTCGCAAGCTGAAGGACAACAACGGCGCGTACATCTTCAGCCCAG